GCGTAGGGTGACGCGATACGAGGTCCAGGACAACCGCGCCGCGCTTCACTGGATCGCGGCACACGACAAACCCGCATTGGCGGAATTCATCGCGGAATATATCCGCAAAAACTACAAGACGCAGCAAATCGCCGGAGTTCATGTCTGGCAGGAAAAGGAGGCTTTCTAATGGCTGGATCAGTCAACCGTGTAACTATTCTTGGCAATCTTGGCCGAGATCCAGAAGTTCGGAACTTTCCGAACGGCGGGCGCGTCTGCAATCTGCGCATCGCCACATCCGAAACATGGCGCGACAAGACCAGCGGCGAGCGCAAAGAGCGGACGGAATGGCATTCGGTCGCCATCATGTCCGACGCGCTTGTCGGCATTGCTGAGAAATACCTGCACAAGGGGTCGAAGGTCTACATTGAGGGCCAGCTTGAGACCCGGAAATGGCAAGACCAATCCGGCAATGACCGCTATTCAACCGAGGTTGTGCTGCGGCCATTCAACGGCGTTCTGACCATGCTTGACGGGCCGCAGGGCGGCAAGTCTGACGATGGCGGATATTCCAGCGATGGGCCGCAAAACGCGCCGCAAGACATGGACGATTCCATCCCGTTCTAATGATGGTCAATCGGAAGCCTTGAGAATATCGCATCAGTGATCCGCCATCACAAATGCGGTTTATGTCAACACGGCGGAAAGCAAATATAAAGGAAACAACATGAAAAATACTGGTGAAGTTCGGCAGTTTCTGATTGAGCGCATGGTTGCGCTGTCTGATGGCCGCGAAAGCATTGCCCAAAGCAACGCAATTGCGGCGCTTGCCAAGCAGATCAATACAACGCTTGCTCTTGAGCTTGCGGCGGCGCGGATTCTTGATGAAAAGGTCAATCTGAAATGCCTGCGTATTGGAGGCTAATCTCCATCTTGGAGCGGTGGGCGCGGCGGCATGGTCCGCCCGCCTGCATCGTAAAGTTCCACGGCGGGTTTGCTGGGTCGTATTATGGCAGCAATGCCGCCATGACACTTATGCATGAGCAGGCACAGCCAATCCAAGATGCCGCCGTGAGGATTGCCGACAAGTGGGCTGCGCATCACAGAACGCGCGATGCTTTCCTTTCGTCAATATGCGGCCTGTGGGTATGCGGGAAACAAAAATATCCGCATCCATTCGATAAAGTGTGCATGAGAATAGCCGAAATAGCATTCCTTCATGCAACAATAGACCTTCGCCCGGAACTGATAAACATTGATAGGATCAGAAAATGACCGAACAAGTAACAGCCGACGAACTGCGCCAATTCATCGAACGGTATGAACAACTCGACGCCGAAAAGCGCGACATTGCCGATCAGATGAAAGAGGTGATGAATGAAGCCAAGGGCCGGGGATACGACACCAAGGTCTTGCGCAAGGTCATCGCCGCGCGCCGGATGAAACCGGACGAGCGGGCCGAGCTTGAGGCAGTGATGGAAATGTATCTTTCCGCACTGGGCATGTGATGGCAAAGCGGATCAAGGAAAGCCGCGATGCAAAGCGGGCGTGCGATACAATGCGAACGCTGATGGCCGCTGGATGGCATGCGGAAAGCATGCTTGTCGATGCCGGGGCAGAAGTCATTGGCGGTGATGAAGCCGCCAAGCTGACAGCGCAGCGCGTCTATGACGATAAGTTCAAAATCACGGTTCCGAACTGATGGCAGGGCAAACGATCATATTGAGAGGCGACCGTCAAAGGTCGTTTGCCAAGTCACTCATTGACACCGCGCCGATCGATGCTGTGGTGAATATCAGGGCCGCGACAAGGACGCTGGATCAGAACGCGAAGCTATGGGCGATGCTGTCCGATGTGTCGCGGGCCAAGCCGCAGGGCAGGTTGGCAACACCAGACGTATGGAAGGCGCTTTTCATGCACGCTTGCGGTTATGCGGTGCAATTTGAAACCGGCTTGGACGGTCAGCCGTTCCCGGTCGGATTCAGGTCATCGAAAATGACCAAGGCGCAAATGGCCGACATGATAACATTCGTGATGCAATATGGCGATGAAAACGGCGTTGCGTGGTCCGATGAAATGAGGTCATCATGAATAGCCGGGGGCCGCTCGGTCAAAAGGTCGGCAAGTCAAAGCCAAACCCGCGCTATATTGCCGCCATCCATGAATTGCCGTGCTGCGTTTGCGAGGCGTTTGGGGAATTCCAGTTATCACCGACAACCGCGCACCACGTCATTCATGGCCGATATTCGCAGCGGAAAACGCCTGACGAAATGGCAATCCCATTATGCGATGGGCACCATCAGGGGTCGTTTGACGGGTCCAAGGTTGCCATCCACCAATCACCACAAGAGTGGGCGCGACTGTATGGTGAAGATCGGTCATATTCCGCGCAAACACAAGCCAAACTGAAACACATTCTGAGAGGATGAAACATGCCAGCCACCAATGCTTTCTCTGCGGATCGCCAAACGCCGCCTATGGCCTCCGGCTTCCCGGACTTCGCAGCAAGTTGCCAGCCGGAAAACGTGGGTATCTGTGGTCATGCAAAGACCATCAAGCAGACGCAAAGAGGCGCCGCGATGCCGCTACTAGCATTACAGCGGGAAAGACTGATGGTGGAAGCGGAAAGGCTGCGGAACATGCGGCGGAACAAGGACGCTTCGATCTGTGAGCAAAGGTTGCGCGCGGTCAATTGCGCTATCCTCGCGATGGGTCCGAAATGAGACGCGCGGCGGCTGTCGATGCAAACCAGGCTGAAATCGTGGCGGCACTTCGCAAGGCCGGATGCACGGTCCAACCGCTGCATTCTGTCGGCCAAGGATGCCCAGATTTGCTTGTCGGCAGGCTTGGCGTCAATTACCTGATCGAGGTCAAGGACGGGTCAAAACCGCCATCAGCGCGCAAACTGACATCGCATCAGGTCGAATGGCACGGCGGCTGGAATGGTCGCGCTGCCATCGCAGAGACGATAGGGGCGGCGCTAGAGGCCGTTGGCGTTGTTTTTGGTGGTGTGGGTCATGGATAGCATGGAAAGACTGTCAGCGTTGAAAGCAGAGGTTCTGCGACTAAACCGCAGAATTGCCGCGATGGAGGCATTCATGGCCGATGGCGCGTCAAGTGACGGAAAGGTAGACATGGCGTTCATTGTCGAGGCTGTGTCGCGGCTGACCGGCGTATCGGTTCGGCAGATCATGAGCTATTCGCGGCGGTACGAAATCGCGGCGGTAAGACAGCGGGCATATTTGGCATGTCACCGCAACGGCCATTCATTCGCGGCCATCGGTCGGCACTTCAACCGTGACCACACGACGATAATGAGCGGTGTAAAGCGGGCTGATGCGCGTGAAAAATCCGTTGCGATGGGCTGAAAATTCATTGAGAATGGGTTGGCGCGCCGAATGCCGCCAAACTTTCGGCGCGCCGTCACATCAAGGCAGGAGGAATGCCGAGTGACTGACCGCAGCATAGCAAATCTTGAAACACGGACGCAAGAGGGCACTACATGAGCCATTACATGACAGCTCTGGCAATGAGGCAACGCGGGCTAAAGCCTGCCGCGAAGATCGTGCTTTATTGGCTGGCAGATCATCACAACGAAAGCACGGGGCTATGCTTCCCAAGCCTAAAGACGCTCGCAAGCGAATGCGAAATGGACAAATCGACTGTAATTCGCCACCTGAGCGCGCTTGAGGCGGCAGGATTGATTGAGAGAATGGCAAGGACGCGAGGCGATGGATCGCAGGCCAGCACTGAGTATTCGATGCGTCTTACCCCTGTCGCAGAATGCAACAGCCCCTGTCGCAAAATACAACAGGCCCCTGTTGCAAAATGCGACCCCTTTAACCTTGGAAGTATTAACCTTGGAACTGAACAAGATATAAGCGAACCCAAAAACGAGACTTCATGGCCATCGAAGATCAAGGACGGGTGGACGCCAGACGCCAGAGGAATGGCCCACGCATCAGCGCGCGGGCTGACGGATGAAGAAATCAGGGGGTTGATTGATGACTTTCAAGGCTATTGGTCAGAGCGCACAGACGCCAAGTCCAGAAAGACAGAGCGGGGATGGAATGCAGCATGGCGCGTCAACTGCGACAACGCAGCTCCGCGAATTGTCCGTGCCAGAGTTGCGACCAGTGGCAACTCCGACGCCACGGCACGGCAGATCGCTTTCGCCGCAAGGGCGGCAAGATCACCGAGCCTCGATAGCTTTTGAGTGTAAGGTATTTTTCGTCGCCGCAAATTACTGGCGCGGTAACGAGGGTGCCGAGGTAGAATCCGCTGTTCTCGCGTGGTGGTGCGACGAACTGGAGGACTGGACGAAAGAGCAGATCGTCTACGCCATGCGGAAATTCAACCGCGACAATCCTAGAATAAAGGCAACGCCTGGAGACATCCTTGCAATCATGACCAAGCTGCGCGGATCGCGAGAGGCAGAGCGGATGCGGGCTATTCCAAAGCCGGAGGAACCGAAGCGCGATCCGGTCACAGCAGAGCGGGCCGCAGAGATTATGCGCGAGGTTTATGGGGAATAACTGAATTACGCCCAACTTTATGCTTGACGCGCAATGTTGCGGTGGTAGGGTCAACTTAACAAACACGGAGGATAGAATGACGCAATCCAGAAACCCGCGAACGCTTTACGCCGCCTGCGCTGATGCTAACATGACGATGAAAGAAGCCGCCGCGCGCATCGGCTGCGGCATCGGTGCAGTGGCGCAAATGGCATACAGGCATCGCCTAGTCTTCGCAGAGGCTCCAGAGATCAAGCGCGACACAGTGGCCGGGTTCAAGGTTGCCAGAATCATCGTCACGCCGGAAACATCAATGGCCGTAATCACGCTGCCAGCTATGCCGTGGGAGGAAAGGCCGTGAATATTTCGCCAGAGAAGCAAATGTGGCAATCCGTCGTGATGCAAGCATTTCTCGACGCAAGCGCAAGCACCGGCACCGGCGGCGCGCCATCATCCCGCGAAAAGGCAGAGGCAATCGCATGGATCATGGATTGCCGCAGTGATTTCAGGATGGCTTGCAGTCTTGCTGGTCTGTCAGCAACGCAGCTTTCAAAATCATTCCGTGATGGCCGCGTTGATTTCGATGCGATCCGCGTTAGAGAAAAATCACGGGCCGTAACTTCCAAGTCGATCAATGATGGCACTGCGCCACGTCGTCGCATCACAGCAAACCCGGATCGGGTGGCGGTATGAGCTTGCATGAATACCGAGAATTCATCAACGCAAGATCCGCAACCGGATCTGCGCAAAACATCATCAAGGCGAACACAAACATCCGCGCAAAGGTTCACCAAGAAACCGCAATTGAATTTGCCTTGAACAATGGGAAAACAGCCGCGTTCCTCGATACTGGCCTCGGGAAATCATTCATCGAATTGGAGTTCGCGCGGCAATGTTTCGAATACACCGGCAAGCCATCGTTGATCCTAACGCCGCTTGCCGTCGCTGGGCAGATGATCCGCGAGGCTGAGAAATTCAACATCTCCTGCGATGTGCGGAAGGTTATGGACCACGGCGAAGTCGGCAATGGCGTGATGGTGGCAAACTATGAGCGGTTGCAGAAGTTTGACACATCGGCATTCGGCGCAATCGTTCTGGATGAAAGCAGCATCCTGAAATCCTTTGGCGGTCGCACAAGGACCGCACTGATGGATTGCTTTGTTGATACGCCATTCAAGCTGGCCGCAACCGCAACGCCATCGCCAAACGATCACATGGAACTTGGCAATCATGGCGAATTTCTTGGCATCATGCGGCAGCAGGAGATGCTTTCGCAGTGGTTCATAAATGACACGTCAACGGCTTCACAGGAATGGCGGCTGAAAGGACATGCAGTCGAAAACTTCTGGCAGTGGGTGGCAACATGGTCACGATGTGCAACGCTACCGTCAGACCTTGGCGGGTGCGATGATGGTTACATCCTGCCAGAAATTGATCGCCATGTTCATGTCGTGGATGCTGACCGGCAAACAAACATTGCAGAAGGAATGCTTTTTCGCATCCCTGAAATGTCGGCAACATCGTTTCACAACGAAAAGCGGCTCACTCTCAAGCATCGCTGCGAAAAGGCGGCTGAACTGGCAACCCACGACAAGCCTGTCACGATCTGGTGCGAAACAAACGACGAAAGCGCCATGCTTGCCAGGATGATTGACGGTGCTGTTGAAATCCACGGATCAATGTCGCCAGAAGAAAAAGAAAGCCGCATTTTGGGCTTCTCAGATGGCAAATATCGTGCCATCGTGACAAAGCCAAAGCTCGCAGGGTTCGGCGTCAACTGGCAACACTGCGCCCACGCCGTATTCGCGTCTATCTCTTTCAGTTATGAGCAACACTATCAAGCGGTCAGGCGTTCGCATCGGTTCGGGCAATCGCAAACCGTCAGGAACGACATCGTTATCAGCGACACAGAGGACAGCATCTGGCAGATCATCAACGTCAAAAGCAAAAAGCACGATGAAATGAAACGCCGCATGGCAGACGCGATGCGGCAGGCACAATCAACAGCGGAAACGCGCGTCAAATATGATCGACCGCTCGATCTGGCGTTTCCAGAATGGATTAAGGGGGAAACAAAATGAAAATAGTTACGATCAAAGAAAGATCAGAATCTGCCGCTCAGCGCATATATTATCAATATATGACGTATCCTGAAAACAGGATACCGAGAATGACGCAAAGAGAATGGGAAGTGAAGCACTCCAAGGTAAAGGCGTTAAGCCCACCTACGCCAGAGGCTATCACTCACATTATGGGTCAATCATGTTGGACAGATATTAAATGTGACGTGTGCGGCCTTATGGTGGACGCCGCAGCCGAGTTTGATGTTGGAGATTGGCCTATACTCATTTGCCACGATTGCCTAATCCAAAACGCAAATGAGATCGCAATGGAAATAACAAAATGAAACAACCAGAATACAGCGGGGCCGGATGGGCGGTCCACAATAGCGACTGCATCGAGGGCATGTGGGCGATGCCGGAAAACAGCGTCGATTGCGCAATCTTCTCGCCGCCATTCGGGGATTTGTTCGTTTACAGCAACAGCGAGCGCGACCTTGGCAACGCGGGAACAGGCGACGAATTCATCAACCAGTATTCGTTCTTTGCAGAGGCTCTAACCCGCGTTCTCAGGCCGGGTCGGATCGCTTGCGTTCACTGCACAGACCTGCCCATGCGCAAGGGCAAGGACGGCGCAATCGGCCTTAAAGACTTCTCAGGCGACTTGATCCGCGCGCATACGGATGCCGGATTGATCTATCATGGCCGCGCGACGATCTGGAAAGATCCTGTTGTGGAAATGCAGCGGACAAAGGCTCTCGGCCTGCTCTACAAGACCATCCGCAAGGATAGCGCAATGAACCGCGTCGGAATGCCTGACTATATGCTGTTCTTTCGCAAGGACGCACCAAACGACAGACCAATCGAACATGCGGCACCGACCGACAAAAATACAGCACTGAAAATTGCGCGCGAATGGCTAACAGACCTGCGGCGCAATGGTCTTTGTGTAAACGTGCCAGACGACAACGCGCTTGCCGTGCTGATGCAAGATGCTGAATTTGACGTGATGGAATGGCAGCAACAGGCAAGCCCGGTCTGGATGGATATTAACCAAGGCAACGTGCTGCGCCGTGTCAAAGCCGTGAATGACGAAAAGCACGTATGCCCGTTGCAGCTTGACACAATCGCGCGGTGCCTTCGGCTCTACACGCGGCCTGGCGATGTGGTCATGGACCCATTCAACGGCATCGGATCGACGGGATATGAGGCCGTCAAAATGACGCGGCGCTACATCGGATTTGAACTCAAGCCAGAATACGCCGCGCAAGCTGGCGCAAATCTCGCTGAAGCCGAAAGGATCAATGGAGATTTGTTCGCATGACCAGCATCCTCGAAATATACCAATCCGGCGAGGTGCGGCGCTGGCACGCAAACCCAGCAATGGCCCACGTGCATGATACCGTCGCAGCCCATTCGTCGCGGGTGGCGAAAATCATCCTGCGGTTCCATCCAGCGCCAAGCATGGCCTTGATTGTTGCGGCGCTAACCCATGATGACGGCGAAAGCCTGACAGGCGATGTGCCATACCCGGCAAAGCGAGACAACCAGGATCTTGCCGCGCTTCTGGGCCGGATCGAGGGACGCGAAATCGCGCGTCTATGGGGCAGCGATACACGCGCGCACCTAGCGCCTGACAGCTTGCGCTGGCTCACGTTCGCGGACAAACTGGACGCCTATATCACGGTATCGCTTCACGCCCCACACGAAGCAGAAAAGCCGGAATGGGCAAAATCCATGCGCGGCCTGTGGGCAATGGCCGAGGAACTCAGGATCAGCGAACATCTTGACGACCTGATGAAGCAACTGAACACCCTGACCAGCGGGTAAAGGCTGGCGGATTATGCGGCGAGTACCGGGCTAGTCACCCAAAACCCCGCAAGCCGAGCAGAGGCGTCAACTTTCCCGCCCGAGGCTCGGCACCCACACTGAATGCTTGACACGCAACGAAGTGGCGCGCATAAATAACACACCAACAACAATCAAGGGAAACTACTATGAAAACCATTATCACCATCGCCGCCTTGGCATTCACCGCAACCGCCGCACTTGCCGACCGTGACATTCCAGACGAATGCTTTGCGCCGGTCATGTCGCAAGACGGGCAGACGATCCTTTACTGGAATGTCCCGGACCAGAACTGCGCCGGGATTGTTCGCGTCGGCAACCTGACCCGCGCCGAAGACGAGGATTATTGGTCAAACTGATCAACCGGAACAGCGCTCTCGGCTGTCATGGCCGGGGGCGATTTTGTATGATAGGCGGCGATATGATCTTTGTTTTCCAAGTGAGATATTCTGGATGGCCGTGCGCCGGACCTTGGGCCGCATGTGTTGAAAGAAATGACATCAAATGGTGTGATCCGTATATCGAGGTATTGATTGATGATGTTACATCGGCAGGAGACGCACACGACGCGAGCAAAGAGATTTTGCGGCGATGCTATGTTGCAAGCGGATCATCACCAGAAGATGCCGTCAGTAATCTCATGAAAGACGAAAGAGCAAACAATGAAGCCCACTATTGACGGTGACGTTCGGCAATGTCCGCACTGCGGCGATAGGTCGGGAAGAATTGCCAGCGCAAGAGCAATTGGCGAAGGCATTGGATCGGCACTAAAGGTCGCATACCGCATTACAGTCATGATCGCCGCCATCATGATTATCGCCGATCTGCGTTGACGCATAAAAGGTGACACGGTGGAGAAATTAAAGGCGGAACATGAAAAATAAGCAAAAGCAAAAACAGCCAAGCTCAGCCGCAGTATCCGCCGAGATATGGGCCGACCGCGAAGGCAAGGCGAGGCCAACGCCAGAGCGCATTGCGAAGGGCAAGTTCTCGCTTCGTGATGCAGATGACGCTGGCGTAACAGTTGCCGTGGACGAAGCATCAACGCCGCTGGACGTTCTGCGCATCGCTGGCGTGATTACAGATATCCAATGCCAAGCAGGGCACGATTTC